TCTATTTAAACGACCTATTTCTATTGTTAAATCTTGGTTATTATTATACAATATTTTATTTTCACTTGTTAATGTATCTATGGTTTTACGTTTTAATTCGTATTCTTTAAAATATTGGTTAATAATTCTTGCTTTATTTATCAATTCTTTTTTTTCTTGATCCAACTCATTTTTATTTCTATTAAATAATAATTTATCTAAATTATTATTACTGATAGTGTTTTTTAATTCTGCAATTTCATCACACAGATTTTGCACCCGATACTCTTGTTTAAGCAATCTTTCATGCTCAGTTTTCGAAATAGTAACATAATTGTCCATGATTTCAATTGTTTTTAGGTTTTTTTTCAGTCACTTCCAAGTAAAATATCGCCATGTAGCGAATCATTCCAGTAAATGAACGGCATTCCTCTTTTGCTTTTTGCTTAATCCTATCAATTAAACTAACCGGGAGGCGCACGGGTTTAACTTGCGTTTCGATTTTATCCATAGTTTTTGTTTTCAAATATACAAATAATATTCTATATGTAATACAAACTATACATTAATTTAGACTTAATCTAAATAAACGTTAAATTATGGTTTATATTTGTCGATAATAGACAAAAAAAATGGAGCAACCACAAAGCAACGTTTACACGTTACCGATTATAGGTGTTATCGGAGAAGACTTTAAAATGACCGATTTACTTATGCACCTAAACGCAGCCAAAAATTCACAGGTAATAAAGGTAGCCATTAACTCTCCCGGTGGTTACATTGAAGACGGGTTAAAAATGCGTGATGCTTTGCTGAACTCTGGTAAAATTATACACACTTCAAATATTGGCGATGTTTGCAGCATTGCAGTATCGATATTTCTAACAGCCAGTAAGCCTAACAGAGTATTTGACCCGAGCAAAGGAGTATTTCTTATTCATAACCCGTTAGTTGACCCTGTTGATATTGACGGAGCGTTACGAGCTGACGACTTAACAGCCATGTCAAAGGAGTTAAAGAACTTTGAGAATCAACTCGTAAAGCAGTATAACGAGGCTACCGGAGCTAATACGGAAGTTTTACGGGCATTTATGGACGAAGAGAAACCGTTAACGCCAGAGCAAATTGAGAGCCTTGGATTCGCAACTATCGTACACCCGCAAATGAAAGCGGTTGCGCTAATAAAAACCAAAAAACAGGAGATGACAGAAATTAAGGAAATTAAGGAAAGTATGTCAAGGATGGAAAAGTTTTTTGAAAAAATCACGAACAAGTGGAAAGCAAAAAATTTGATGATCCAAGACGTGAATGGTGTCGAGATTGACTTTGGAGACGCCATTGAAACACCCGAACAGATCGCCGTCGGGCTAACTGCCACAGTTGACGGCTCGCCAGCAAATGGCGACTACGTAATGGCTGACGGAACTACCTACAAATTCGAGAACGGGGAGCTGGTTGAAATAATGACCGCACAACCCGACGAAGAGATGGAAGCTCTGAAAGCCGAAAACGCTGAACTGAAAACACAGCTTGAAGCTGCTACTCTTGCCCAGAACAAAATCCAAAAAGATTTTGACGACCTCAAGGCAAAAGCTAACGAGGATTTGAGCAAAGTTGTGAACGAGTTCAAAGCGTTCAAAAACCAATTTAACGATTTTAAGTTTAACCCTAGCAATCCTGACGAGCCTCAAAAGCCAGAAATCAGGAGAGCGTACAAGAAAAAAGAATAATAACAAAACAGTAAATCATGGCAAGTAAAATTGATTTTTCAGAACTTACGCTCAACTCTGACGAGGCAAGAGAAACCTCGCAGCTAGTTTTTGAGCAGACTTACGCCCGCCCAGAGATTGCTAATGTTCACGGCATTCAAACGGGAGTTATCATGGATAGGTACATACCTATTTTAGGTCAATTCGATTTGGTTGGCTTAATCGATCCCGGCTCATGTTCAGTTAACACCGAAACAGGGCAAATTTCAGCAAGTGAAAAACAGTGGACACCTAAGCTAATTTCTTACCGTTTAGCACATTGTCAGGCTGATGTTTCAAACCTGCTTAAATTCTGGCAGCGTGCTAGGATTGCAGCAAAAACATGGGAAGAAGTTGACAACGAAATGTTAGCTTTCCTTACCGACCGAATTACGGAAGCCACAATGCAAGCAATACTTAGGCTTTCAAGCTTTGGAGATACCGCAGCCGATACCGTTGCAAACGGTGGTGTGCTAACAAACGGAACTACCAAAGGGTACTTTACACCGTTTAACGGGCTTTGGAAACAAGTGTTTACCGATCAAGCTGGCTCGGCTGTTTCGAAGCGTTGGGAAATTTCAGCTAATGCCGGAGGTACATACGTAGATCAACAAAATCTAGGTGACACTGAAGCGCTTGACATGTTTAGATACCTTTACAACAACATCGATGCAAGAGCGTTTGAAGGTCAAAACCTAGTATTCCAAATTACCCGTTCACTTTTCAACAACTGGCAAGATTTTCTTGAGGACAAATCGCTTGTTTTCATGCTTGACAGGACTGAGGAGGGTGCAACTAAATGGAGCTACCGAGGCATTCCAATTATTGTTCGGCACGATTGGGATAGGTTTATAAGAACCTATTTTGATAATGGAACATCATGGTATTTGCCTCACCGTGCAATCCTTACCGATATTAACAACATACCAATCGGTACAAGCGATGAGGAGAGCTTAACCTCACTGGATGCTTTCTACGACAGAACCGACAAAACTCACTATACAGATGTAGCCTTTAAGCTCGACCAGAAGAACCTGCTTGAGTACGGCTTAGCTGTTGCATACTAACGAAAGGAGGGAAAAATGAAAAAATACATTTTAACAACGTTACTATTCGTTTTTGCGATTACCGCTTTTGCGCAGGAAAGAACTGTTTACCTGAATAACAATAAAGTTTTTGACCTTTCCAAAGAAACATGGTACGCTTACAACGGGAATACAGCCGATAGGCTAATCCCAACTACCCGTGATACAATTGACTACATTATTAGGGTCGATAACAACGAGATGGGTAAGCCGATGCACTTTTACGCTAATTTTACTTTTGATACGATTGCGGGGGCAGATACTACCATTGCAATTACGGTCATGGGTAAAAAGTTTAACTCCGAAAGCTATGCGGACATTATCGCTTCGGCATTGACGGCAGAAGTTACCGGGGAGTTACAAGTTTCAAAGACAACATTAGGCGCAGTAAGCGAAGGAACATGGACGACAGCCGGTGCGACCGATACCTTTAATGCTGATTCTACAACTACCGTTGCATCCCGGTCCACCACATTCTTAGCCAACTCAACCCTAAGATATGGTTACCTAAAGTTTAGGTTAATCTTACAGGGTAACGATGTGACGGGAACGGGTATAAAAGTTAAACGTTTAGAACTTCAATTCTTTTAATTATGCCTTGTACTGATGGAATAGCAGCAGCCATTGTTTCGGATTGCACGACGAAAGGAGTTGCAGGGGTTGAGGTGACCGCATGGATGTTTAATCGTAAAGATTTTACGTTAACCTATGACGGTACAACTCCCAATCTTATAACCAATATAGCAGCTGTGGCAGCAGCCACAACATATCAACTTACTGGCTACAAAATGAACATGAACGTTGGGCATGATGTAGTTGTGAGAGCAGATGCACCCGATGGTTATAAACACTTCTTTTCGTTCAAGCAGTACCAAGTGGCAGCAGCCAATATACTCAATGTCGATAATATAAACGATGTTGTAGTTGTTGTCGAGGCAAAGAACAAGCCCAGCGATGCAGATGGTGTGTTCTTAATTTACGGTGCAAAATACGGGCTTTTCAAGTCAGCCGATACTCACCGAATTAACGACAACAACGCAGAACGATCCCTTGAATTGACTTCACTGGACGGTCAGGAGGAGCCATATTCAAGATACGTACTACTTTCAACAGATTACGCAACAACCAAAGCGTTACTTGAAGGGTTAGACTAATGCTAATCGAAAAGGTACAGAGAATACTAGCGAGAAGCGTGGAGGAGGTTATTTCCTCCCCGCTTTCTTTAGATTTGCTAGAATGCTACTCAAAACTATACATTAACGGAGCGCAGCCACGTAGTTGTGCTGGTTCAATGCGAAAATACTACGCCGAACTAACAAAAACAGGAGTACAAAAAGCGATGGAACTGAATCAAACAAAAGAAAGAACATGCAAACCAGCATGGAAAGGGCTAAAATATATCATCGTAAAAGAGAATGATTACGCAGCCAAAGGGATGCACGTTAGCTCTGAATATATAACTGACGAGCAAGCCAAAAAGTATCTTAGAATCGGTGCGCTGGTTGAAAGCGATTTTGAGATACTGCCAGAAAACGTAAAGCTAAAAAGCGTGGGTGACGAAGTTAAGGAAAGCATAAAGCAGATTGCACCAAAGAAGCCAAGACAACCACGTAAAAAAAGGTAAGCCATGCGGTTAGCAGCTAAACAGGTAGAGCAGCGTTTGAGGGTTAAACTCAACAAATCGATAGTTTCTAAGGGTGACAACGTTACCGGGATTATGACTTTTGGGGAAAATAACGATTACCCGCAAACCATTGAACGCCTTATTAACGGTTCAAAAACAGCCAAAGCCATAAGCCGAATTTACGCCCGTTTTCTTACGGGTTTTGGTTTTGAAAATGAAGCGATAAATGATGTTGTGGTTGGTAAAGATTCGAGAGGCAAGAATGTAACCCTTAAAAGGCTGCTTAGAAACGTGGCAATTTCTAGGGCATACCATGCAGGAAGCTACATCCATTGCTCCCCTACCTTAGAGCGTAAGATTGCTGCCGTAAAGCTTGTGCCGTTCAAATATTGCCGATTTAATAAAATTGACGATACTGGCTACGCCTCAAAAATTGGGGTTTACTCAAATTGGGATAAGAACCCAGACCAAAAGTACAACATAAAGAACATTACATTTTTTCCGATATTCAACCTAAACGAAAACGTTTTTAAATCGCAAATAGCCAACACCAAAGGCGATACAATAGAGCAAAAAATTAAAAACTACAAAGGGCAAATTTACTTTGACTTTGTTGATGACCAGTTTTTATATCCACTTAGCCCGTTCGACCCTGTTTACCTCGACTGTGATACTGAACAGCAAGTTTCCATGTTTAAAAACAACATGACTAGAAATGGTATGCTTAAAAAAACGGTGCTAAGGTTAGCCGAACCCAGCAACGATGAAGAGGCAAGAGAGTTAGAGGAGGAAATTGAACGTTGGATGGGTACGGATGGTGCTAGCACGGTAACGCTTTACGATGAGCTAGACAACGAAACGGGAGAAATAAAGAAATCTGGAGCGTTCGCCATTGATTCAATTGATTCGAATATAAACGACAAGCTATTTGAAAGTTGGGAGAAGTCGCTAACAAACGATATTCGTAAACCCTTTAACATACCAGCTCTACTAATCGATTACGAGGAGAGCAAGTTAGGTACAACCTCAGGCGAAGCCATTATACAAGCTACAAAATTCTATAATGCCATTACCTCAGACGATCGGGCATCGCTTTCGGAAATGTTTAAGGAAATATTCTCTCACTGGATAGACCCTATACTAAGCGATAACCAGAATTGGAACATCAAACCACTTTCACTATACGAAAATGAGCAGCCTGCTAGTTAGCTACGCAAAACAGATGGAAATTAAACCAATTTCCTACAATAACCAATCTAAGTACGAACAGATTGCCACTGAGGTTGAGGCGTTCGAACTACTCCAGCTAATTAGCCTAGAGATGTATCAGGATTTAGTGGATAATCCAACAACAGATGCAAACGCAAACCTACTAAATGGGTGTTCATTCGAGAATTACAACGGGAATACAGTCAACCATAAGGGGCTTAGGTATGTTATAGCCTACTTAAACTACTCAAAGTACGTTGGGGAATCATTTGTAAGTGATACCTATACTGGATTTGTTCAGCAAAACAGACCAGAAGCTACATTTTTAAGTGATGGGCAAATCAAACGGATTCAAGAGAATGCAAGAAAAATAGCTTTAACAGCGTGGGAAACCGTAAAGGAGTATTTAGATAAAAACTATACGCTTTACCCATACTGGAGCTACACCGAGGAGAAGAAAATTTACACACCTAAATTTGGTTCTGTAAAGAAAACGAAGTATTTAGGTGACAAAAAATACACCCGGTGCTTTACTACCGGGAAACGATTTGAGGAGTAAACGCCATGCCAAAAGAACTGTTTAACCAAACGCTAAAAAGTGCGCTCGATGCAAGCGATAGGATTGCAACGGGTGTACCTTCGCAAACAGCGTGCGACAACATCGAGTTTTTGGACTTCATAAAGTCTATTTTCAACCTTACAGCTGAGGAGGTTGAGTTTGATAACGGTGACTTAGTGGCAAACGTTTACACTTACAACCATGCAAAGAGTACAAAGTTTATATTTTACCAAATTCAAGACCCTAGCGGGTACGATAAAACCAAAGATTTTACGCCATATTTTCCAGATAGTGATAACATTGCCATTGACTTTGGCGATGCTATAAGTTCCGGAACATGGACGCTATACTTACTTTACATAATACTCCCAACACCATGAGAAAACTACTCTTATTTATACTTATTCTAAATAGTGTAACGCTTTTTGGTCAGAATATTTTTGACCATACTGGCAAAATACGTATGCGGTATTCGAGCGATACAACCTATCAGGAGTTTCAAGCAG